GCTGCCCTCATCCTCGGCAATATAGCTGTCGCGCGCCTTCATGCGGCGGATCGTCAGTTGGTTGTAGCTGCGCGGACTGCCCTCTCCCTCGATCGTCACTTCGACCGGAAATTCGAGCGGAACCACTATGGTGCGCGGCTTATCATCGGCCGGAACGGGCGGTGTCTTGGTCATTGTTTGTCCTATTGGCTGGCAAGCGTCACGCAGGATCCTGACGCGAGAAAAGGGAGAGGAGCCGGGCTAGATGCCCAACGCTCGGCGTTGATCCTCGAACATGTCGGTGCCGTCGACGCGCAACACGCGCTCGAAAACGTCGACATAGAACAACTCCCGCCCGTCGATGGAGAACTCGATATGGGTCACCTCCTTGAAGGTGTGCGTGCACCCCTGGAACTCGGCGGGGTCGCTGTCGTCCGGCTCCCAACCCGTGATCGCGCCTTCAATGATGCAACGGCCGGGGACTGGACGGCCACCACCGGGTGCCTTATTCACATAGGCTCCAGCAAACACCCAGCGTTCGCGCTGGCCCATACCGCGAAAAATCTCGATGTCGATCCCCTTGGCCTCGAATTTGGGCTCTGGCGCCTCGAGGCGCGGCTGGGTGAAATCGACGGCCATCACCGAACCACCCGGATTGTGGCTAGCAGTCGCAAACGAAAGCGAGGGACTGGAGAGCTTGGATATCGTCGTGGCGCGCGAGGTTTCGGGCTCGGTAGCGCGGCGCACGTCGACGGCGGTCAACATGTAAAAGGGCTGCATTGTGATGCCTCTCGGTAAGAAGGGTTGGACGAACGAAGTGAGGACCCCGGCGAACGTTTTCGCCACGCCATCGCAGGCGCAGCGGCCGGCATAGGCGCGGTCTTAGCGCCGTCATGCCTGAAGCGATGCGCGCCGTGAGATCGTTTAGGCAGCGCTCGAAAGCCGTGCAACGATATCGGCGACCAGCCCTTCGACTGCGGGGCGATAGCGGCGCACATCGTGTTCGGCCAGGCGAAACGCCGGCGCCGGCTCGACCGCCAGATCGACCTTGAGCCGGCCGAGCCGGATCTGCTCGGGGCTGTTCTGGTCGGCAAGGAACTGGACGTCATAGCCAAGGATGTCGTTGCCTGCCTTATGGTCCCGCAACATGAACTTGAGCGAATTGAGCCAGGCTTCCACAAGGTCGCCGGAAATCCGCCGCCCAAGGAAGCTGCGCGTGATCGCCATAATCTTGACGGTCAGATAATCGGCGCCACGCACCTGGTGGATTTGCCGCCAGAGTTCTCCGGTGCCGGCGCCATCAGTGCCGATGAAGACAAACCCGCCATCGGCGACCGCAGCATCGACGCCGCGCTCGCCACGCGTCACGATCGAAACGTTACCTTCCAGAAGCTGCTGACCTTCGGTCGAACCGTCTAGCAGCGAGAACGGTAGATCGCGGGACAATCCGACAAGTCCGTTGACGACGCGATTGGCGATCGGATCGAACGGCAATCCGCCCCGTCCAAAATCCTCCCGCATGAACAGTCCCAGCACGCGGGGCGCCATGGGGCGGGTGACGGCGGCGTCTTCGACCATCACCGTGGCGGCGACGCCAACCGGCATTATGCGCGGCGAGTTGATCTCCTCACGCTGGGCAAGACTGATCGCCGCGCTGGTATCATCGAGGTCCACCACAGCGATGGCCAACAGCTTTTCGCAAGCCGCCGGAAGCGCGGCGAGGACTGGGTTGGCGATCGGTTCTTCTTCACCGTCAACGAGCTGCGCTGCTGTCCGACCTGCCCAGATCAGACGGGGCGTGGCGCCGACAGCCGGCGGGATTGAAGCGACATCTGCGAGCACCGCGACGATCGAAGCGACGGTCTCGGCAACGGTGCCGCCCTCGGTCACGCGAACGATGATGACGTCGGCACCGGTCGTGAGCTGGTCGTTGATGCCCCGGACGGCATCGGCCAGTAGTCCGGACCCGAGCGCCGCCACGGCATCCGCATCGGATGTGGAAATCCGCACCGGCGTGTCGACCGGATAGGTTTCCGCCGAAGCATCGTCACTGGTTTCGATCAGTAGAGCCTTGGAAAAATCAGCCCCGAGGACCGGTACGGGTTCGGTCTCGGGACGCGTGAAAGTCATGCCGAAAGTCGGTGCCGACATCGGTATCTCCTGTCTGGGGTTGAGTTTGGATAGGTCGGCTCGCGCCGACAGTCAGGGACGGTTGGTGCGGCGGGCCCGCGCGTACCAAATCCATCCGAAAAACGTCACGCCGCAAAACATCACCACGGCCATGATCGGCGCGCCGCTCTGGGCGACACATTGCGCCAGTCCCAGATCGGCCATCAGTTTGTCGGAAAGAGCGCTATAGGCTGCGTCGTGAACTTCACAACAGTGCCGCCAGTCGACGCCGGCAAGTCCGTCGATCCAGAGTGTACAGCCGTCGCCAGGCTGGATTTGTGCCATGGTGTCAGGCCGGCTGCTGGAGGGCGGCAAGCCAGAGGTCATCGATATTCTGTTCGGAAAGGCCCGTTGCTGCGAGCATGGCAGGATCGTTGAACAGCGGGTGGTTTCGCTCGTAGTAGGGCGCATAGCGCCAATCATTGAGCGCCAGCGCCCTCTGTGTCGGATCTCCAATCGAGGCAACAGCCGTTTCGATGAAACCGTCAGGCTCTATCTGTCCGGCCGCAATGAGCGCTGCATTAATCTGTCGCTTTGTCAGATTCCGTTCAAGCGGCGGCAGTCCATCCTGGTCGATATCCGCCGCAGGGTTGGCCGAAACCAGCCCATGGTCGGTCGGGTCACCCAGAAAGTCGACGACGAAGGGAGCATTGGGGCCGGTGTACCAGATTTCCCCCCGATGATCCTCGACGATCGCCCAGGCACCATCCTGCCAGACGGTTTGCTGGCCCTCTCCGGCTTCGGGAGGTTCCTCGGAAATGTCGTCAGGCAACGGGCCGATTTCTTCGATAATGACCCGCGTGCCGTTGATCCAGTGCACCTCTCCCCGATGATCCTCTGCAACCGTCCATGCATTCCCATCACGGACCGCTACATGCCCATCCGGGACTTCGGGCGGCGTCTCTCTGGTCGCATTGGCAGGTACGATCCACACGCCGGGCTCCTTGGGCGACGGATCAGCACTGCCGATCCCAGTCAACGCCCCGGTTCCGGGATGGAAATGATAAACGTTCGGCGTTACCAACGTACCCTCCTAGTATTTTATGCACGCGAGGAGCGCGATATTTCGCGGACGGGCCTCGGTGCCGCCTTCGGACCAGATGTCCAAGGTATGTGTGTGTACACCCCCCGATGTAATGGAGAGCGTGTGGCTATGAGAGTCGGATGACGTGTTGCCGCGTTCATCTCTTGCGGCGTCTGTTAGGCTTGTGCTGGTAATATTCCGACCGTAGTCGTAGCTGCTGCCAGGATTAGTAGCAAAATAGTGACTATGGGTGTCGGTGTTGGTTGAGCCGGAGTGGCTATGGGCGCCGGCACTCTCGGCCGTGCCGTCGTGGCTGTGCGCCTTGTTCAAGTCGCTCTGAGCTGAACCAAATGCGCGCCCGTCATCGATACCGCGTCCATCATCCCAGCCGCGAATGAATTCACCGCGCAGATCGGGAATCTGAAAGGTGGTGGAGCCGTTGCCTACACCAAACGTCGTGCCAATCCGCGAAAACAAATCAGCATAGGCTGAACGGCTGACCGTTGCGCCATTGGCCTTCAACCATCCGTCCGGCGGCGTGCTTCCGGCAAAGAACGTGACGGTGCCTGCCGATGTCGCCCGCTCGATGTCATCCGAGAGTGCCGAAAGTGCGCCAGAAAGTCCGACGATTTCGCCCATTGCATGTTGGTGCGCTCCGATGGCGGCGGCCGGAGACAGGAACGCCAGACCCACTTCTGACCTGGCCAGCACATATCCTAGCGGCACCCCGGGGAGCGACGGAAACCCCGAAACTTCATCGAACTCGATGAGAACGTCTTTATCGCGCTTGGACGCCAGGGCATGCGCCAGCCCCTCTATTGCGTCGATGGCGTGCCCGTGAGCGGCTTCTGCCTTGCCTGCGATGCTCGTGGCGTAGGCCGAAAGAATCGCATCGATCATATCCAGTCCAGCAGCCGTCGCCAGGAATGCATCGACAACACTCTCCTGCTCCTCGGAGCGGGAATCTGGCTTGGGTAGATTGAGCAAATCGGTAACGGCCGACATCGAAAATCCTCCTAAATGATGCCTACGCCGAAGTCGGAAATAACCGGCCGCGCTGCTGGGCCACCAGTCAGCGAAATCCTGATACGCATCTGCTGGCCGTCGATGGCCGCCCTGAAGTTGCGCTCGACCCATGCCGGATCGGGCGAAATCTCGGTGGCGTGAAGCGGCAGGTCTTCCCAGCCATCGTCGGCATAATCGTATTCAAGCGTCAGGCTAGCCCCAGCAGGCACCGCTGCCTTGAGATAGGCCGAAACCCGGATCGCATCGCTGATATCGATGACCTTGGAAACATAGGTGGCCTCTGTCGCGATCTCGCCAGCGATCAGCTCAACCGGGGCAAACAGCACCGGCGAAAGCCGCTCGGTACCGGTCAGGATGGCCCGCACGGTCACCGTCTCGGTAATGAACTCGTCGAGTTGCAGAACCTGCCAGGGCAGAAGCCGGTAAATCTCGCCGCCGGCCCGCTCAATCTCGAACACCACCGAACAGACCGGGCTCGGCACGTCGACAACGGCGCGAACCTGAAGATCGGAACAATCGACGACGTCGACAGTGCCCAGCTCAACTGTCTTGGTGGTCTGGGTATAG